TTGTGTCGGAAACTCGTTCTCCATTCTCGTATCCACGATAATAGATTAGGTTACCTTTGCGCGAAACATGGGTATAAAATTTAGTCATGTCGTAATTATACAAGAGATTGGGGAGGATGTCAAGGGGAGCGAGGATTTTTTTATCAGAACCCTCTAAACTGATATACTACTTAGACGTATAGTACCGGCGACATTCCTGATGAGATTCAGCAACACCGTCTAATACTTCTTGTGCACATCTTTCGTCGAGTTTTCGGTTACTGTCTTTTACAAGCACAGCACCTACTAACATCATTGCGATTACAATACCTGGCATAATTATTCCTTAGAAATTAAATCGGATTTCAGTTTCAACCTTAGTCTTAGCATCGCCAGTGTCCTTGGTCTCCAGTTTACCTTTAACTGTTACAGCATCAAACTTGAACTTGTATCCTGCTTCGTAACTGTGACCCTTAGTCATTGGTCCGATTTCAAAATACATGTTGTTCTTTGCTTTGTAACCTAGTCTTAAATGATGAGTTGTCTTAGTATGATCCCACTCTTTCAACTCGTACTCATTCTTGTATTCTATATAGGGTGCGGCTTTAATGTCTAAACTTAAAAACATAAACACCGATCCTATGAATACCAAGGCTACAATCGTTTCTTTCCAATTCTTTTTCATATCACTACTCCTTTATTAAAAGAGTATCTATTTAATAAAGACTGTTAATATGGTAAAGGTCTAGTTAATCTTTGGTTAATGTTTCGTAAAGATTGGGTCGGGGGGATGCGTCCCCCCAGTTTATGCCGTCATGCGCTTAAGAGGCACCCAAAGGTTTTACAAATATGGCGCTGGCATATACAGACTTGAACCCGCTGTGTACACACCGTAGTTAGGTGTGAAGAGAGGTGCTATTAGACCTCCCAGTACAAGCGAAGCAAAGAATACAATGCCTAACCAACTTTTGATTTTCTTGATCATGCGAACCAACTTACAGCAATCATGATCGGTGCTATTGAAAGCACAGCAAATAGTTGCGCGATTGCAACCATCTGTTCTTTTTTAGAGGAAAGAAATTCCTCGCTTTTTACAAACTTTTCCATTGTTACGTCCTTATTGAGAATTAATTTCTATTTTTCTCGGACGCTGTTCTTCGGGTAGTTCCACTTTGAGTTTAATCACTAGTAGTCCATTGACGAATTCAGCTCCATCAACGACAACATGATCTGCAAGTCGGAATGTTTCCACGAATTTCTTCGTAGTAATCCCTTTGTGAAGATACTCGGTAGTATCCTCTTCAGGGTTGCCCCGAATGACTAGAACACCAGGCTTTGCCTCGATATCTAGGTCTTTCTTTTTGTAACCACCAAGTGCAAATTCCATGGCGTATTCTGTGTCAGAATATTTTACAATATTGTGACGAGGAAAACCCTTCTCGTTTGCGCCAGCGGCAGTTAATCTTTCTATCTCATCCCAGACATGGTCGAAACCAATGAAACGAGAGTGGGGGAACGAAAACACTTTACTTCTTGTAGTAACCATTGCTATCTCCTTATTTAATTTAAGCAAGATTGTTGTCTATCGTTCAGACTATTCTGCAACGACACTACTATATATAACATATAATGTAAGAGTTGTCAAGTGAAAATAAAATTATTTGATGAAAAGGAATGTCGAGAAGCAGTTAATCATATTTTTAATATGAAAAATTCCGGTGATTTAAAACATGAAAATGAACATCGGTTTTCAACTTTAAATAAAAACAGTTATGGGTGTTACTCTGATCCTGTTTTCAACTCTCTCGCTTTAAAAGCATTGCCTCAGATGGAAGAGTCATGTGGATTAAAATTATATCCAACTTATACTTACACTCGTCTGTATTTACCTGGATATGCTTTGGTTCCACATTTAGATAGACCTGCGTGTGAATTTTCGTCTACTGTTACTATTGGTTATGGAGATAGAGAATCTCCTTGGGAAATTTATATTGAGAACGATGATCTAGATGGCGTTGAGTATATATTATATCCTGGCGAAGGTGTAATATACGAAGGCAGAAAATATCATCATTGGCGTTTACCATTAGACAAAGGTTGGCAGATACAAACCTTTGTCCACTACATTGAAATTGAAGGAGAAGTTTATTACGATGTACTAGAACGAAATCCTAATTTCGATTTTTCGGAACCCTTCCACGATTTTAAATATGATCCCAGCAAAAAATATTTAATGACTTAAAATTTATTGCCTATATTATATTTCGGACAAAGTTCCCATTCGTCTTTTTCTTTATGAGAAATGATTTTAATTTGTCTTAAAGGTGCACACTCAGAAATTTGAAGACGATCAACTACTTTCACTAATCCCCAATCACATAACAACGTTGTTATTGTATTTCTTCTATGCAAATCATTCAACATTAAATTAGTTTTTTTACCGTCAAGCAAAAATAACTCTTTGAAATGAACAATGAAGTATCTTCCTTGTTTATGTAAAACATGACACGATTGAAACAATTTTTTATCGACCCTTGATGCTACACCAATTCGGGTTAGGGTTTCTCGTATTTTTAAAAAATCATCTGGTTGATCTATAATAATCTCAACCATATCTTTTGGCACCCAGTCTACTACTACATTATCTTGTTGTTCCACCTTTACCCACCTTTTTCAATAAAATATCTAACTGATTATCAGACAGTAAAGGAAGAACTTGTCGTGCTTTCTCCTCATTATAACCATAATATAGTTTGATAACATTCACATTATCATCGACTTCTGGTTTCTGCCACTTAGAAAAACGCTTTCTTTTTCTAAGTGTATTTATAAAAAAATCGAATTGTAATTTATTTGCAACAGAATGATTGGTGTTCATCTCATTAGCAAGAAGAACCGTGTCTTTAAAATAAGATAAAGATCGATTAACAAGAAACGAATTATAACTGCTTTCATTTTCTTCTGTCATGATATTGTCTTTTGTATAATTTATAGCATTAACAAACTCGAATGGATTCATTTAGAAGGTCTCCTTTTACCACGATCTGTAACGTTCATAGCAACAGCAATACGTTCTGCACCACTGATTATATTAGGCATTACACCATGTTGTAACCTTGGATTGAAAATGATGAGATCGTTATCTTCTGGTTCAACTTCCATATCGATGGTAGGGAAAAATATAGATCCGCATCCTACATCTGCTTTCAAATAAAACACAGCCGAGTATTCCCATACAGGTCCATGACCATGAGGACCACAAGACTCACCGTCAGTGTATATTAACCCCCACATTGACGGATCAGTTTTAAGTTTTCTTTCTCCAAGAATATCTAAACGTCTTGCGAACCGATTTAAGGTATAATCGAACTCATGCCTGAGCGGATCTAAAAGATTTTCTCCGGTATGACCCGGTTGATAAACTCTGCAATATGCTCTTTCTAACCTTATAGCAGTATCTTTCTGATCGTAAGACCCACCTTCTCGTATCAACTTCATCCAATAATCAGGTTCGTCTAAGTAGCATTTAGTAACTGCTAGAAAATTAGTTCCGTCATCTACTAAAATTTCCCCTCTGTCCATTTAATTAAACTCCACGTTGGTCATCAATTCTGTCATACATGCTACCATATTTAGTTCATGATCAGCAACAAATGCATTTTTGTATTGATAATCTGCAAGAATTAATACTACATGAGGTATACTAGATGGATTTACACGATCATACATACTATCGTAAATTGCGCGGAACACAACTGATGCGTCAACATCAGAATTATTTACTACCCAAGATCGCATTTTCTTAAAGTCTTTTTCTTTAAGAGACGAAAACAGACCGTCATAAGATCCTGTTGCATCTGACTTTTGCGGTAACAACAGAGTACCACTTGTAGAATATCTTTGAACTTCATTGAGTACTCTTCTCCAATCAGGTGCATGTTTTAATATCAGATTAGCAACAGGTTCGATATCATTACACGTCACATTCTCTTTGGTAAGAATGCTCAAGACACGCTTCAACATCTGTTCACATAGAGGCTGCATATCTTTTTTGGAAGTATTAAATTCATATACACCGCACCGAGAATGGAGCGGTTCAATGATTCTGTTCTTAAAATTACATGTGAGTATGAATCGACAGTTACTTGAAAACTCTTCGATGAACCCACGCAAAGCAGGTTGTGTCGATTGAGGATTCAAGTAATCTGCCTCATCAAGAATGACACATTTTTTATTACTCGTAAGAGAAATAGAAGAGGCAAATCGTTTGATCTTACCTCGTAGTGTGTCGATGTTACCTTCTTCTGAACCATTGATTACTATGTAATCCATGTCTAACTCATCACACAGTGCACGTGCAACCGTAGTCTTACCAAGACCAGCAGTTCCAGTGAACAACATATTAGTCAGTTCTCCTTTGGCAATTGCCTCAGAGAAAGTTTTTTGAAGGGTTTTCGGCAGAATAGTATCGTCTATCTTAGACGGACGATATTTCTCTACCCATAAGAATTCTTTTGACATTTGTTACTCCATACATAATAAAAAAATAATAATAATTCAAGTGGAGACAAATGTAAAATTATCCTCCTGCTACTTCTGGCGCAAGTGCTTCGAGAGTTGATGCTTCACCAGAAACATTACCTTGTTCTTGCTCTACCAACTGGATCAACGCAATACACTGATCTCTAAGCTGTCCAATCGTGCTTAACTCTTCACCTCGAAAAGCGCCACGCGCTGTCATAGTATCAACTACTGCAACTGTACTACGTGTAATTCGATTAGCAAGGTCCATCATTTCTTCGTTCATATTAGTCTCCATAAGTACTAGTTTTTTCAAGTGCTACCCAATATTCAATCTTGGTTTGTTTATTAATAAAATGCGAGATCAAAGATGAGGAAATAGCAACATCATAATCACCTTCAATCATTTTTAAATTATTAATATTAAATACAAAATTAAAATTACTATGTTTGTATGTCCCTTCGACATCAACAGTATAACCGTTTGAAGTGCTATCACTGTTATCATTTACTGTTAGACATACAACATTATCTATACAAGTTACACTGACTTCATTATGCCCAAGAACGGAAGACGCTCGGCGAACTTTTGCCAGAGTCTCTCGATCTAAGGTAAAAGTCACATCAGCATCTCGCATGACCACTTCCTTACTAGGAGAGGTGAGGATATCGATATCAGAATAATAATATTTAATTCGAGTCCTACCTACTGAATCTCCAATAAGAACATATTCATCCTCGAAAGATAGCGTAGGATTATCAACCAGTCCCATAGCAGAAATGAACTCGTTTAGATCAAAGATCCCAAAGGTCTTTGGAAATTCCACATCTAGTATAGATTTACTGACAACGTTTTTTGCCTCAGAAATAGTCTTAATAACGTTGCCGCTTTCTATAACAATGTTGGGGTTAATTGAAGCATAGTTTTTAAGAACCTGCATAGTTTGTTCTGTAATCATCACGTAAGTATCCTCATATGTTTAAAGTAATTATACATCATTATTTTCATCGTGTCAAGCTAATTGTGGTCCCCATACCCATCCCACCAAAGAACGTCTAGTTCCCTTAGTTACTGGGGTAACTCGATGAGTTGTAGTGCTTGGAAATATAAGTATACTCCCGACTTTATTAAGAGAAGTCATAGTACGAATTACTGGTTTACCTTCCCTATCTAATTTTGATAGCATTTGAAATTTACCACCTTCAAATGAATCTCTATCATTCAATACAATTGAAAAACTTAACTTTCTTAATTTAGAAACATTAGAGGGTTCAGCATCTCGATGCCAAGAGTAATGACCACCAATATTATATTCTCCATATTGAAAAAATTCTGTCTCGTTTATTCGGTACTTCCAATGTTTTTTATTTTGTTGATATAAGACATCTGATATTTTTTCTTCTAATTTATGGTGATAAAACCACCAAAGTTCAGTGTCTCTTATACCTTGTTGCTTTTGCACATTAGAATCATCTGTGCCAATTAATCCAGGTGTATATTTCCCCTTAGACTTAGCAAAGTTACTTACACCTACACACTCTTTCTTACTTAGAACAGATGGTATCACAACATAATCGGGCACTTTTACAACTCGTGCTTTAGATAACTCAGTAGTGTCTAGACTAGAACCTATTTTATTCATACTGCTTTGCTAAAATTCTTTTCTTTTATGAATTCGATCTTGCGATCAAACTTATTGTCGAGCAGTTCACCTTTATGAGATATTACAAAAACATTTGTATCATCATCTAAGGTATCTAATATCTTCAGCAAATTATCTACCCCATCAGCATCAAGAGATGAGTCAAAGGTTTCATCGAGGATCAATAGATTGGTTGCGATGCTGTTTTTCATCTTAGCAATCTGTCTCCATGTGAACAGAAGCGCCAAATCGATACGTTGTTTCTCACCTTCACTAAAAGATGAGTAAGAAAATACATCACGGTGCCGCGAGCGAATAGTTTCATTGAAACCCTCGTCCAGATCGAAGTGAACGTAAAAGTCAAGAACCTGAAGATACTGGTTAGTCAACTTATTGATCACTGGCAAGTACTGCTTGATGATCTTGGTTTTGATACCGGTATCTTTGAGGAGTTCTGTGATAACGTTATTATATTCTCTTTGAGTCGCGTATTCTAGTTTGACATCAACGAGAGTTTCTCTTTTACTTTCTTCACTTGAGAGAGTATCTCGTGCTTCCTGCAAGCTATGTACACCTGTTTGAAGTTCGGATAACTCACCCTGTAAAGAAGTAATTCTTCGCTGGGTCCATGTGATTTTTTCTTTGATGGTGTTGATCTGATTACGCTGTTCAACTTCTGCATCAATAGACTCTTGGATACTGTGTTTCTCATTTGTCAACTTTCCTATTTGGTGTTCACACTGTTGTCTTGCTTCTTCGAGTTCATCCCACTTGTCTTTGGCGTTCTGTACCTTATCCAATCGGAAGGAGGGTTCGATGGTTTGGTCACAGGTGGGGCAGTCTTCGTTGTCTTCATAAAATAGAATCTCTTTGTTAGATGCTTTCTGTTTAGCATTAAATTGAAAGACATACTTACCCATCTCATTGATCTTAGAATCTAATGATGACTGCTTGGTTTGAAGGTCAGATAAAACAGTATCTTCCCAACTAGTTACTTGGGTGTTTAGGCGGGCCAACTCTTCTTCTTCTTGAGCAATCAAGTCTAACTTTTCTTGCCTAGCAGTTTCAGAGATTTTAGTTAGTTGAGAGATGTGCTTCTTCTGAGATTCAATCTTAGTATCACTCATCTCCAACTTATACGAATTGTCCATCAAGGATTGTTTCAGGGTAGAAACTTTTTCTTTTAGGACTGTGTTCATTTTAGAGAACACATTAATATCTAGGAGGTCTTCGATAACGTCACGTCGATGTTGTGCGGGGAGCTGCATAAAAGGAATGAAACTGCTGCTCCCCAACACAACGATCTGGTGAAACGTTTTGTGGTTCAACTTGAGGATGTTCTGTTCTAGAATCTTTTGATATTCTTTAGCATGTGAGTCCTGATTGATCATGGTACCGTCTTGCCATATCTCAAAAAGAGCAGGTTTCAGACCCCGAACGATCTTATACTCCTGACCTAATGCGACAAACTCTACTTCGACCACACAGTCTTTATTGTTTACACTGTTTAGTAGTTGAGGTTTGTTTACATTACGATGTGCTTTACCGAACAAGGCAAAGGATAATGCGTCTAGCAAAGTAGACTTACCAGATCCATTCGCACCCACAACCAGTGTCGATTTACTCGACGAGAAATCGATTTCAGTAAAGGTGTTGCCAGTGGATAAAAAGTTTCGGTAACGAATTTTATTAAAATTTATCATACGATCTCTAGTGACTGTGCCTCTATCATGAGTTCTCGAACCATAGACTTGATCTTGTCTTTACTGAGATCAGTATCTACCGCATCGATATAACTATACAACAATTCGTCAGTGCTGTCAACACTTATTTTTGAATCCTCAACATTAGTTCCAACAAAGTCTTGAAAGTTTTCTGCTATCTGTAATCCGTGAACCTTCTGAAAGTTTACTCGGTCCAAGAACTTCTCAAACTCTGCTGGTTTGGTCTTGTTGACAACAATAACTTTGACAAACTTATCGTCCAGTTTTCTTACGTCAATAAGGTTAGGGTCTTTTTCTTTATCATTGTATAAAATCTTTTCAAATATGGTGATAGGATTTTCAACAGAAGTCAGTTCACGTGTATCCGTATCAAGTACATGAAAGTATTTGCGATCATTACAATCGGACCACATGAACTCCATCTGAGACCCAAGATAATGAATATTACCTATGGTAGATTTGGTATGAAAGTGTCCAGAGAGAACCATGTCGAACCTACGAAACAACCCAGCATCCATACCATCATGGCAAGGTATTCCTGCTTGCATCTCAAACCCAGACAGTTCTAAGTGTGCACCCAGAATATCTGCTTTGCAAGTATTGATGAAGTACTTTATTTTCTCTTCATTCTCATTGTTGATCCAAGGGATCAAAGCAAAGTTCAAACCATCATAGTTCATGACAGTAGGTTCTTCTATGATGTTTACCTCGTTCATATAGTGACCAAGGAGTTCTTTCAAAGCATTTAGGTTGTTTGTGTTTTTATAATAACAATCATGATTACCTGGAATAATATCCATGTGTATGCCACGAACGCGCAACTCATCAAGAAATATGCGCCTATTGTGATTAAGTGCTTTGAAATTAATCGAAGTACGGTTTTCATAATAGTCTCCAAGATGTACTATCTTTTTTATTCCATGCTCTTCTAGGTACGGAAAGAAAACATCACGATAGAATTTTTCCTGATAATCCATAAAGATTTCAGAACTCTGTCTTACACCAGCATGCGTATCGTTTAGTATGGCTACCTTCATAATCAACCCACCAAAAATTCAGAGAGGTCTGAATCCACATGCCTAGTTCTTTTTTTACGTTCTTTTTTTACGTAGTCTTTTACCGCATTATCACTTTCTTTTACACTGTCTATACGCTTTCGTAGATCATCTACAAATGCTTGAGTCTGTCGAGCAGCAGGGTTGCCCTCAAATTCTTCTGTCATCAATTGCTCTATACCAGATTCAGTCAGATACTTGATCTTGATATCTTGTTGCTTCTTCTCCTTCTGAATACGCCGTAGGAACGCATACCATGAGATCTGAGTGAAGTATGCGAACGCATTGGGTTTCCCTGTGCGCGTAGCAGTCTCAAGGTTATAGTTCTCAATTGCTTTCAAGCAGTTCTCTACTGCATCCATTACCATTTCTTCACGATAGGTGTAGCGAACGAAGTTTGCTTTGTGTGAAAGACCTTCTGAAATTTTCAGAAAGCACCGAGCAATGTAATCAGTAACCACAGGTTTTGGTTCTCCTGCTGCAACAGCATCGTTAGAAGATTTTACGTAATCCACAACTGCTTGGGAAAAATCTGCGTTGTTTACGTAGTGCGGTTTGTCTTTTGGTTTGATAGTCATAGTTACTCTCACGTGAAATAGATATATTATACACTAAAAATAAATGTTGTCAAGGGGTTGACAGAAGAAGGCAAATGTGTTACCCTAGAGCTTCACTCGTAAGGAGAACAGTATACTAGTGAAAAGTAGTATCAGGAGGAACAAAATTAATAATATTTGACTTTGGTTTTGATTTCTTTTCTTTAGGTTCTTTTTTTGATTCGATAAGATTTTCTAATATACTTTTCAGTTTAATTGCTTCTCTTTTATTATGCTCTTTAATCCTATCCTCAGAAAGATCTTTCATATCTGATACTGCGCTGATATATTGAATAGCAAGTAAATCATTTGGTTGTGCACTCGCCACTATACTTTTTGAATCAAGTATAATATAGTCAGTTGGTTTTTCTAAATACAAGAACCATGGTTTAAACATATAAACCCTTTCATTATTTTCAAAAATAGTTGTTTCAATAACCATAGCATTACGAATAATAATATTATTATCTTCGTTTTCCCAATCCATAACTTCGCAAATTAATTCTTCACCTGTGGTTAATTTTAATTGATATGTTGGAAAAGTGCTCATATATCTACTTCCACCAGTTTATAATTGAATTGCTCACTCTTATATATCTTTATTCTTTCTGCACAATGTCTCATAGTAAAATTTGCTTTACCTTGATACCGGAGGTCATCTGCAATGTCGTAAAGTTTTGTAGTCCTGCTATCATCTGACACTCTGAGTCCCCGTCCAATGGACTGTAACACCCTGATTTGCGATTTGCTGGGAGATGCGAAGATGATATTATGGATATTCCGTATATTAATTCCAGTAGAAAAAGTCCCGAGAGAAGCAAGAACAATACTGTTGGTTTGTTTCTCGACAATACCTCGTACTGCTTCCCTATCACTTGTCTTAGTTTCCCCGCTAACATAAAAAAGTTTCCTGCCTTCTTCTATTTTATCCTGAATCAATTCTTTCAGAACCTTACCGTGTTTGTCCACAAGGTTGAATAGAACCAGAGTATTACCTTCCAATGATAACGTCAGATTCCTAATAAACAAATTTCTTTTCTTATAGCTCACCAGAAAATCTATTTCTTCTTGATAGGTTGCCTTTTCAACAGTCTTGCAATACTCTTCTTTATACTTCAGCAATAGTATGTCAATATTGAGAGGTGCCAATTGTTTTGCTTTTTGTAGTACTGCTGTGGTGGTCACCCGTTTCACAGGACCAAACAACCCCTCTAACACCATCTTGTTGGTTTCAGTTCCATCCAAGGTTCCAGTAGTACCGAAACGATACTCAGCATTAACTGCTTTGTTCATTATACTTGATAAAGATTTTGCCTTGAAACCATGACACTCGTCTCCGAAGATTGCTCCGAAGTTTTCAAACCACTTAGGAGGTAGTCTGTGTATAGATTGCCACGTGGTAATCACTACTCGTTTGCCAGTATTTTTTTCTTTACCAGAATAGATCAGATGACAATTGGTGTTGGTGTCAAATCCATAGGACTCGAAGTCAGATACCATTTGCTGGACTAGACCCGTAGTAGGAACGATAACAAGAATATCTTTGTCGTAACTATCAAAATAGTATCTCAACAAAAGATAGATTATCATGGACTTACCAGAACCTGTCGGAGACAGTAAAACGCCTCTCTTGTGCTCTAAGGCGTGTGTAAAGGCATCGTACTGATAGTCACGAGGTGCAAACGGCAGACCTAACTGTGAGATCCAAGACATGGTTTTTAAATGGTTGAGTTTGTTTTTCTCGTGTGGAAAACCATAACTGCTTTCAAGATACTCAACAACGTATCCTCTTCTCTTCGCAAATGTTTTGATTGCATCATACAACCCAGCATTTATTTCTCCGTTCATACTATTGAACAGACGAATCTTACCGTCCCAAACTCTCCGCTTGACTGCTGGCATATACTTAGCACCCGGCACTTCGAAACAGAAGTAATCGGATAACTCTTGTGCAACAGAACTAGCACAGTTGACTTTCAACATACTATAATCTTTGAGTTTTAGTTCAATGGTGTCCATTACAATATATTCACTTTTCGAAATCCAAAAACAGGCACACCATTTTTATCTGTATTATGTTTATAGTCGTTATAGTTTCTATTTCCGCCTATATGATAACTAACTGTTCGCCGCAAGTTGTTAGGGGAGACTTCTCTTTGTGTAACACTATGCCATGCCCATGGCAAATTTGCCCAGAAAATACCTGTGTTAAATTCATACGGTATTTTTTTGATAGCGTCTGTTGGCGATGATGTTAATAAAAGATCACCGGATTCTTTTAAGTTATCAGTCACTTCCCTGAAATATATTATTCCAGAAATTAATTTATTGGACATATCTAAATGCCACCCCTTTGCGTTTCCATGAGACAAAATTATTTGGTCTTTTATACTGGTCGATGCTTTCCAAACATCATCAAAAGGAGTGGTGGATTTATTAAATAAACATAAATCATTTGTAGGATACACTTCATTTTTTCGAAGGTTTGCTTCTTCACCGTAAGCATTGACAACATCTTTGTTAAACTTGTTTATTAAAAATTCAACGAGTTCAGGAGATTTGAATGCTTCGTGTATAGACGAGAATTCGAATTCGTCATATTTTGATGTATTAATTTGTATTTTACCATACTCAGGAACCCCAGAGGTTTCGGCATACTTAGATAAAATTTTAGATTCTGATATTGATCGTGCGGTACTTTCCGGAAGGATATTTTTTATCACCACATGCTTCCAAGGAAGGTGATATATTTCTGCGTCATTAAGATTTATTGATATCATCAGAACCCTGCTTCAAATTGTTTCCATCGTATAATATTACCGATTGTCTGGTGCCTCCATTTGAGGTTCTCAACAATTTCTTTCAAAGTATCTATACAAGTTTTTAGGTACTCGATTCTTGCTTCGCTTGCTACGAGTTCTGGGTCTGCTTCGATGTAGTGTTCCATCTCACCTTTCAGTATTTTGAGACCATTGAAAGGATCCGGTTCCCAACCTAACTCAATTACCTCCTCATACGGCATCTTACCTTGATACCACAACCACTTCGACTTCATCAAATCTTTCTGTTTGAATTCTGCTTGTTTCAGTTTTAGTTTAGTGTTGGATAGTATTCCAAGATATTTTGCGTGTAACTCTGGGGTGCATCTTGATGACTCGTCAATTGACGATGGATCGATTCTACAATCAACTTGCCACTCGGCAAGGATGTTTTCTAAATTCATTATGTAAACTCACAAGTAAAATACAGTATATTATATCACGAAAATTCGAAGTAATCAAATTTAAATGTCACAGGAAATACGATGTATTCGCCACTAGAAGTAGTGTTGAATTGAACATCTCCTAACGAGACGGGAAATGCATTGCGGTATCGTATTTCTTTATTAGGGTTGTTAGCAGATGTAAGAATTGATAGAACAATATCACAATATGAGGTAGGAGTAGATTCGCCTGAACTATTAAATCTGCTAGAAGATGGGATATGTTTTTCATTTGACATGCGTAACATCCAATCATAAATTTCCTTATATGATTCCATGTTCTCGTCCATAAGGACATCCATAGTAACGGTACCGTTGACAACAGCATTACCAGTTACACCCATGTTTGTCAGTCTCTTGTAGGATATCTCTACTGCCTGAACTTCCATCGCAGGATGTTGTATCTGCTGAACGAAATATTGCAAGTGAGGATAGAACTCACGCGAGATTGTTAACCTAAAACCGGTAGGTGCCAATGAACTATAATTTGATATTTTTTCTCCCATGCATGTATTTATACACAAAAAAAACCCCGCCGAAGCGGGGTTTAAAACTTTTTATTGTTTTTATTTACAGGTCTTAGGCGAGGATATTGTCAACGCGGAAGATTCTGTAGTATTGGTTTGAACGAACAGCAGCCAAACCATCAGGAGCAGCAGTTCCTACGAAAGGATTGCTTGCCATGCCGTAACGAGTCTTGAACCCGATACGTGGTTGGAAGTCATTCTCGCCAACTGCACGTACCATCTGGAGAGGTACGTATGGGCAATAGAACACACCAGCATCATAAGGATTGGTGCCTTTGTAACCAACAGTTACATAGTCAGCAACCGCATACGGGTCGATGAAGACCTTAGTACGACCATTCAATACACCAGCAAACGTGTTGCCTGTGTCATCTACGTTCAAAGAAGTAGACAGAGCAGGTGCATAGTCAAGCATACCAGCAGCAGTCAAAGCAGTAGCAACGTCTGAGGAACAGACGATGATGTTACCTTTACCACGACGAGTTTCTTTGGCAATGACGTTACACTCACGCTCTAATTGAACCAACAGACCCTTGAACTTTTCAACAGACCAACGACCATCAGCATCCGTTGCTAAGTCGAAGATACCAGCAGTTTGAAGACCCGCTTGAAGCGAACCAATCTTTGCTTGTGAGTTGATAGTGCGGATGATTTCACGGTTAATTTCCGTAAGAATTTCCGTAGAAAGGATGTTAGCAAGTTCAGTTTCAGCGTCAAGACCGTGAATTGCTTTCAAGTCTTGTGCGAGTTCTAAACTGTATTCTGCTTTGAGAGCACGGCTACGAGCAGTAACAGTTGCTTTCTCAATGGTGAAACCCATTTCTGCAAAAGCAGAACCGTCAGCATAACCTAACTTCTCAGCATGCTCAGTAGGCATTCCAGCAGGTGCAGGGGGAGTCCCTAGACCAGTAGGAATGTAAGTACCGCCAGAGTCTGCAAGGTTCGAGTCGTTGTCAGTGTCGGAAACACCAGCAAGACCAGAAGGTCCACGGTTACCAACTTCTTCTGCGCTATCCATATCGAGCGAAGAATCGCCAGAATAAGGAACGTGTGCTTCTTGGAACAATGCTTCGCGACCAGCTTCTGCACCACCACGAGTGGTCTTGTAGACTGAACGCATTGCAAAGATAAGACCAGTAGGACCGGTCATAGGTTGAACACCAGCAAGGTCGTATGCCATCAAGTTAGGCATAGCACGACGAACGAGTGCAATCAGAACGGGGTTCCAGTTAGCACCAGTAGTACCAGTAGCAGCACCAGTAGCGCTGAAGTTAGTGTTGCTTGGACCTTCCATCAAACTTGATTGTTCGGCAAAAGCAATTTCTTGGTTTTCGAGAACGGCAGCGGTTACTGCACGACGATGAGAATCAGTGATTTTACCACTGGACTCTTCGTTGAGCACTGGTGCCCATTTCTCAGTTAATCGATCATATGTTTCCATGTTTACCTACTCCTTAGAGGTTTTTTTAATTGCAGACAGATACATGTCCATCACAGAAGACGAAACTGCTTCTGATGATTCTTCTGTCCAATCTTCGTTAATCTCTTCTGTCTCAGTAACTTCTTTCTTGAAGTATGATTCTTTAACAGTCTTTACCTTTCCTTCGAAAACATCTGCGGATTCGAAATCAAGTGAAGAAACTAGAGATTGTAATTTTTCTACCTGAGTGTCAGCAAGATCACGTGAGGATTCACGAATAATTGCTTCACGTTGAAATCCTTCCAACTGCTCAGACATTTTCATAACTTCACCAGTTTTTTCGTTGAGTCTAGACTCTAACTCTTCAACTGATTCGGCAAGTTCGTCTACTAAGTCAACCTTGGACTCAGGAACCTCGATGTATGATTCAACGAACAAATCTTTCAATTTGCCCATGAATTCTTCAGCAACTTCAGTTCGAAGTCCCTGTTCTACAGCAAGTTGGTTCTCTTCCATCCATTGTTCAACTACGTAGTTGAGGTAGTTATCAACTTTCTCGATGAGGTCTTCTCGCGTTGATTCGAGTTCTTCTTCGAGTTTTTCTTGATACTCATTTTCTAAACGCTCTACAACAGCAGAGACCTTAGAGTTAATGGCAGTTTCAAAGATGATAGCGGTCTTGGCTTTAAACTCGTCAGACAAAGTCTGCTCGCCTTCAACCAATGCATTCAAATCCTCACTGAAGTCATAGTCTTCAGTCTTAGGTGGTTTTCCTGCGCCATTACCTTGATCAGCGGGTTGATCCTTAGCACCGAGTTTATCACCCTTACGTGCTTTTTGTTTCTTCCCAGTTGTTTCTGCCTTATCTACTGACGCAATAGATTCTTCTTCAGAACCTACCGGCATTTTTTGAGCATTTGCTTCCTCGATGTCCTCATCAGGAAGGTCAACATTCATGTCATCTGACATATAGTGTACTCCTTAAAGTTTGTTTTTGAGTAACGAGAGGAAATTCTTATACTCACGTACCTGCGTCTCATAGAGATGCTTGCGTGGAGCGTGTTTTATTTCAGTCTCCATATCTTCAATTACTTGTGATTCTATAACGCCATTATTCCAGACCCACTCTACACCTTCCATAATTCCATTAACGAAAGCTGCGGGTGCAGATGGATCTTGGACAATGTCAACAGTGTTCAGAAGAAAATCTTCCTTCACATACATTGTGCCGTTACGGTTCTCAAGACTACCCATACCACGAGTTGACACGCCTAGTTGAACGCCGCCTTCAAGTAGACCTTTTACAATCTGTCCCATAGGAGTATCCAAAATTTGTGCCTTTCCAATCACATCATTACCTTTCCATTCAAGGGCGGTAATGAGATGTGAAACTTTATCAAGATTGACAGTCGGACCTTCCGGATGATTTAACTCACCGACTGATCTCTTCTGTGCTACTTGTTCTGTGACGTATTTATTGACAGCATTTTCCATGATGCTCTTGGGATAAATACGCCCATTTCTATTCTTTGATTCTGCTTGTGCAAAGACTCCTTCGATAGCAAAAGATTTAGGTTTACCGTTTGCTGCTTCGGTAATAACCATTTCGATATCTTGATCAATGTATTCTGCGATTAATTTCATTTACATTTCCTTTGCAAAAGCAACACCCATCTTCTCTGCTTCTTTCTGAGAGCGATAGGTATCTAATTTGTCACCATCGATATACGTGGTGAAACCTTTTTTATCTTGGTGAACCATGACGTTCACTTTACCAACCTTCTTAGCAAAGACATGATCCCCTTTGGGCATCTTGGATGCTTCTCTGATACTTTTAAATGTTTTCATTATAGATTCTCTAATGATATTGCACACCAATTTCTGTGCCATCGTCCCTTTGACCTGTTCATATATTCTGGAATACTATTTTCGTCTATCCATTTTATAACTTCTGGATCCCATTTATGCTCGTCTCTGAACCCTATAAAAAGAAACATTGCTACGGACGAATATTGTTTTAGGTTTGTAAAAAACTCTAACACTTCTCTTAGTTTTTTAGGTTCACATTTATGGTCATCGTTTGTTCTCCATAATCCGTTAAACCTTAATCCTATTACCGCATCAAATTTACGATCTAATACGTTTCCAGTTTTCCTGTTATATATTTCAAATCCATTAAATAAATCTTTGGTTTCATGCGTAAGCAATTTTTCTACGCCTAGCACTCTTCTCCAATAAGAAAAATATGAGTTAGTTTCGATCCAATCGCACCCTACAAGTCTGGTATTGTTATTATCTAAAAAAACTTTTTCTAAATACCCGCACCCCGCTCCTATATTTAAGTAATGTTTTCCTTCTTCAATAAAATGTTTATAACATCTAACAGCACTTTCCATATGGTTAGTATGAACAGTGGGCGCAAAATACTGCAACCCCTGATGATCATTATACATATCTAACGTCTTATTTCTAATACATTTTGTAAGATGATCTACATATCTAGGAGTGTTCCTAGCAAAAAATTCTGTGGTTATTTCTCGATTCAACCACTTATCTTCCTGTAACAAATTAGGACTGTTCATTTATTTATACAAATATAATATTAGAGATCAGTTTGACTTTATTCGTCTTCATCGTAAAGAACAACCTCTTCTGGATCTTCTTCTTCTGATTCTTCCTCGTTGTCGATTTCCATCTCTGCATTATTAAAAACTGCCCCTGCAATCTTTGCTTTTTGTTGATCTAATGCTGTTGCTAATTTGTCACCGACCATGTCTTTAAAATTAGTTTCTGCTTTTGCAAAATTATCTGACTGTATCTGATCAATAAAATCCTCAATATACTTACGGTTTTGATCGACATCGGTTACTATTTCTGGTTGTTGTACATCTACTTCACTCATGCTATATCCTCGCTATGTAATGTGTTTTCTTCAAGTTATCATTAAGTTTTTTGCCTGTACTGCCAGCAACTTGGTGTTCAGATAAGAGTTCATCCCAAACTTTATCTGCGGCAGCATTAGCAATTGCAGTAACATCGTCTGGTGTTATTGCAGCAGCAAGTGCTTCCACCGTAATAAGTTCAACGATATTAGATCTTTCTAGGGAAACAGAAACACCTTCTGCAAATTTGTTGATAGTTTCTCCTGCTTCCCTAGTATATATGTTGCCTTTAATAGTCAATGTGTAGGGTGACTTTCTAGCAAAAGGTTGTATCCTCCACCCGTTCTCTAAGAAATATGTGACACCCAGATCTACTGTATCCGTAATCGGGTCACCACCCACAACAGAAAATGCTTTTAACCAAACAGCAGATTCTGGAAATTCAGATGAATATTGGACCCATTCTTTCCACGCAGAATATAGATCGATCCTCACATCAAGTTCCGTGACACCTTCTGCAACAAAAATGATTTTGTTGGGTCCATCAAACACAACCTTCTGATTGGGATACCCGAGAACAGGATCCCAATTCCAGTTGTTACCGTATTGATGGTGAATAAATGCCATCTTACTGATTAAGTTCTTTCCACACAACGTTGAATGTTATATACGTTCGATCCGGTGCCGATGGTTGTGATCCACCAGGCTGGAACCCAAGATCATCTCCACCAATTGGATTGTACATAAATGTCCAAACTGGCGCGGGTGGTGGTTCACCTTCTACATTACCTTCATTCACTAAATCGAATGCTGGAGTTGCCCATCCAGACGAACTAACTGCGTTCAAAGAAGTCTTATAATCTAACGGATAATTGTTAACGCCCACTGTGTTAATAGAAGTTAATGTTGTACTCAACAATGTTGATCCAGTACTATTTTTAACTGTGAATGCAGTACCACCCGCAAGACCTGTGTCTAACAGAGCATTGTTTCTACCTTCAAGATATATTTGACCATTATCAGAATCATAATCAAGAACAAGTGCAGTTCCCGCACCAGCAACTTGTGCGCTGTCTTGATTGCTTGGAGAAATATTGTTAATCCCTAACGGAACAGTAGAGGGTGTGAAGTTTATAATTCGTGTATTACGATCATCTTCGAGTAATGATAACCCACCCGCATCGCTATCATACAACCAAGCATCGTTACTTGACAAGAAAGACATATAGAATGCTTTGTTCAGTAATGTTGCTGGACCATCTGTTCCCGCATCAACAATATCTTTGAATACGATTCGATCTTTTTCTTCGAAGTAGTGAATGTTACCACCTCGTTCGGGATCTGCTCCAACTTCGATTTCTACACGAGGAATACCTCTGTTGTAACGATCTACATTACCAGTGATATTAGTTAGCGGTTGTTTACGTCTTGAAAGACCTACTTCTGTATTGGGTCTTACCGCACCATATTGAATATTGTCGAACAACCTTTCAAGATCTACCTCGGACACACCGTTTCGTATAGGCACTCGAAGAATTTCTGGTCCGTGACCAATGTGATGCGCTTTGGCGTTGTATACAGCACGAATGCCATCAACCGAAGTAGCCGCATCGCCGTCTCGTTCTATTGTGCTATAACTGGGATTTTCCCATTTTTCTCCTCGAAGAATGCACTTCAAGAATACTCGAAGTTCACCATCAGGAAAAGTCCCATCTTGGTTAAAACAATTAAGACGAATAGTTTCAGGTGCATATAACGAATGACTGAACTGTCCAGCGGCAGGAGAACCAGCAGGATATACACTGATAGGGCGCATTGATGTTAAGTAATAAGCACCCTGCGTATATGGAACACCCGCAGTAGTTAGTTTATTATCGAACACGAACGTTTCGTCGAGAGATCCTGGCTTTCCCAATTCTTGAACAGGGTCAGTTTGAGCATCAGTCCAAACACCAGCACCCAGTGCATAAAAATAATCAGCAGTATCTTCGGTTGGAGCAGACAATCTCTTGGTTGCCCAACAGACAGGTCTTGCGCTTAATCCGATAGCATTTGTTTGCCATCCAATGTCAGTTCGATTACTCATATCCATTTCGTGACAGATAATTCGTTCACCGTTGATGATAATACCCCAACGAATAGAACCTCCCGCCAAAACTTGATAATCGTAGAAATATTGGTTTGCCGTTGTGACATCAAGTGTCACACCTGATCTGTTGCTGTTGCCACCAGCACCATCCAGACGATCTCCGTTCCAATTTGCCTGTGGTATGACTGTTTCGGATTGAACACCGTCAAAGGTTCTACGGTGTACGACAGAAAGACCTGACCCAGTAAGACGGAACATAAATCCATCGGTTGCATCAAATGGTCCCCAGTTTCTCACACAGGTTGCTTTACCAGTATCAGGAACCACAGTACCCATAATAACGAAGACGCCAGAACCATATGATAATGGGTGATAGAGATGCGAAGTGTTTGTTGCAAGGTCTCCAGAAGCGCCATTGCCAAGATTGCCTTCTAAACCAAGACGTATCCATTTCTTACCTGGATCCCAAACTGCTGTGCCAGAACCTAAAAGAGAGTTAGCAAATTGATCAGGCATTGCGCTAACATCAAAATTGTATCTGGCAAGAACTTTAGAGTTAGCAATACGCAACTGACCATAAGCAGCAAGTTCTGGTTGTCCTTCCGAAAACCTAATGTTTGCCGCGCCGAAACGATCAATTTCTAATCCATACTCTGGATTGTCGTATCCCATAAGGTGTGTTGTAGGAACATAAACATCGTATGCAACTCCTACTTTACAGATGGGAGTACCGTTATAAGAAATTACTGCAAGCGCTTCGGGTACTGCATTTTCAAATTTAGCAGATGCGTTGTAGTGAACCGCAAGAATACCTGTACCATCACCTTTATCATAAACACCGTGAACGTGAACATCACCACCTAAAAATCCAACAATGTCATATCGTTTACCAATATTCCAAACGTGACCGGTATCTCCACCTTGTGCATCTAATTTTTGAACAAATTCGATCTCGGCAGTATGGACCATGTACAAACGGTCACCCGTACTCTCCGGTGGTATCCTAGTAAATCGTTTTTCGCCTGCCATTATTGAATCCTGTTAATAATTTTTTCTTAATAGTTCTATTTATACTGGTTATGGGTTAGAAAACACCCTATCTGCACGTTGTGATATTTGAATGTTCTGTGATGTTGTGTATGAATCGACAATAGTATCCGCAATAAAACCTGTATTGAATGCTTTAATGTATAAAGTCGCACCACTATTTGCATTAAACGTGAAAGTATTTGCGTTCGTGGTTCCACCCGCAGTACCGTTGACCGCAGTACTACCGACATCTACACCACCTGTTAAATTTTCTACTCTCGAAATGACGGTGGGTGCATCGTATGGCGTAACGTCATCCCTAGAATCAAGAACTACTATTTCAGTACCATCAAGTATATTTGTCAACGTCAGTGCAACGGAATTGATTATGTTTACAGTCAACGATCCACCACCAGTAATCCCTGTAATATCGGTTTCTACTGTGGGAATTGTTGCGCTATTCAATACATTAATATCTACTACAATAGTGTTTCCACCTGTTGCAGTAATCTTTATTGCACCGTTCGCGGTAGTTGAAATACCGTTTCCTGCAACACCAGTCCATCTATTACTTGGAGAAACAAGTTCATTACCATTCCAGTCTACCGTTGCACTTGATGTCACTGTTCCCAAATCAACAGCATTTCCTGTTGCTGAAATTGTACTGAATAGTGAATTAGTCGCTAAATTAATAGTAGAAGGTGTTGATATAAGTCCAGCAGAACTTTGAGGATTTTCAAACGTACACGATGTAAACGTACCACCACCCTGTGTTACATCATTACATCTACGAAAGGTTGTATCAACCAACGTGCTATTGGATTGAAAGATGAACGAATCCATTGCCGTGAAAGAACAACCAGTAAAGTTTACGGTAGCATTATCAACGACAGTTATACTTCCTAATGATCTAATTGCATTAGAAACAAACTGTACGGTTTCCCAGTTAACAGTGCTACCTGTGCCTCTGATTTCTATCAAGTTGAACTGATCAGTAATTTTTCTCGTATCGTCTATACTGATGTTTTCATTAGCGGCATCAAAGTAGACGTTAGTTCCCGTCAATCCTAAATTCAACAACCCTTTGTATATGTAACCGCCCGTTACTGCCTGAAAGATTCCAAGACGATGAAATCCAGTATCTACTGAAGTCCAAGTTGCTCCACCTGACCCAGTAGTCGCACTACCACCACCATTGTAATCGTTAAACTCTGCAATCTGTGCAAAGTTGGCGGCAGAACTAGAAAGTGCACCAGATGCGGTATTATCTACTGCGGTGTTGGTTCCACCAGTGACTTCAATATCACACCTTCCGTAACGAATAACATCTACCTTGTAACCCTGACCTTTACCTGGTGTTGTTGTAGTTGCCGCCGCCCATCCTACATGAGTATAGTTTTCATTAGCAGGGGTGCCGTTTGGAATTTCATCTTCATTAATGACAGGATTTGTTAGAGTGACGTTAGCAAGTTGGTCATGGTTGCTTTGGGCAAGATTTTTCCAACCACCGTAAGTATAGTTCTCTTGTCCAAAATGATAGTATGCATAGAAGTTACTAGTTCCGGTTCCAATACACATTCTAACACCGTTGTTGGCGTTTAGACCAACCGATGCATCGTATTTAATCCACGTTAAAATAGCACCATCTGTAGGAACAGTTAATGCGGTGCCGACACCAAGTAAGGCACTTACACCCGCGCCGTTTGCAGGACCTGGTTGACCAGAAGTACACTCAGCACCTTGAATGAAATCGTCGGTATCACCTTCCGTGGTTGCCGCTCGCATATCATTGTAGCCGGTATTGTTTGCGGGTTCGCTCCAAGTCTCAGAGGAGAGACCTTCGAGGAATGTGGTCAGATTTGTTGAGTATGTTCCTGCCATTTTTTGTTATGCATCTTCTTGTTTGTCTAGCGCTTCTTGATCTTCGATTTGTTGTTTCAATTTTAAAACATCTTCAAGCACAAAAGTCCAAGCGAGGGTGTCATCATCAACCCCCGCTTGGATCTTGTTTAGTTGCACTGCAAACATCAATTCATCTTCACTCATGCTGAGAACATCAGCAGCATCTTTCTTACTTAATAAAGTCATATTATATTCCAGTTATGTAAAATTATACAGGATCAGAGTAGTTTCTTTCCTTAGCAGCAACGAGACTGATTGTAATCGGAGCAGTAGACTTCGGTATATTTGTAGGAGCAGATTCTACAAACTGTCCTTCTTCAAGACCAATTGCTCTTGCAACCACTACTGCGTCATACACGTTATCACCAGTGCCTACATTACCACCAGAATTGGTCGAACCTGCTTGGGTTCTACCGCCCTGCACGTTTGTCGTATATGCAAAACCCTTGGTGATTGTTGCGGCATTAATATCTACTGCAATATCAGCACCAGTATCATCCTGCACCACAATTGTTTGTGGTGAGTTGATGGGGTTCTCACGCATAATACAATTACCTATACCAGAAGCTTCAGGAACAATCGTGGCACCATCAACCTTGAAGAGTGTGAAATCCGTTGCAGTTGCAATTGATTCTACTCTCCACAATCCATTGTTTGATGCTGTTGGAAACCCTTGAATATCCAAATAGTCATCAACAACAAGACTTGTACTTGGGAAGTTTACAGCACCACTGGTAGTGGTAAACTGTGCGGCACCAGCACTAGGGTTTCCAATCGTCACAGTATTAGTCACGTTGAACTGTTTGGTGTATTGGAAGAACAACCAAACCTTACCGTCATTAACGCCACCTGAACTAAACAAGTTATCGTTAAATGAAAGTATGATTGACGTTACGAACGGGAATGCTCTAGCTTCCCCTCCGTTATCAACGAAAGTTAAAATGTTGAGATCTTCTGGTTTGAATCCTTCAATGATTACACCATTACCAGCAGAACTGGTAACAGGGTTTTCAGAAGCGCCAGATTCTGAACCAGATCTTAAATTGTCACCCGTAAAGAACAGAAGTTCTGTTGCGAGCGAACCTGTGACCGCATCAGCAGCAACGCTTGTTGCGTTAATATCAGAATTTTGTCGCAATTGATACTGAACAGATTCAAAAATCTCTTGAGTCGTTGCAACAACGGGCGTTGCTCTCTGCAATGTAAAGGAAGCACCAGTATCTGCTGTTGCTGTTGCGTCAAGCACGATAGTGTTTGCATCAGTAACGCTGACAATACCATAACTGGCTTTTGCATTACCCTCATGAATTGTTAATGTTCCACCTACAAAGGTAGCATCAGTTGCCCATGGAGAGTCAGCACTAGTGAAAGTGGTTGTTCCGTTTGTTACACCATCAACACCAGAAACCGTACCTACGTCAATTACAACACCAAAACTTCGTGGGCTACCACCCTCGACATCTACTTCTCGGGTAAATGCATTAGTGTTGAAGTAACGGATTTTAACCTCAGTCCATGGAGAGGTTACTGCAATCGTTGCATCTTCTTCACTAATTTTAAGATCGGTTGCGTTGGTAAGGGGGAATCGGAATACTTTGTTGTCAAGACCCGATGCATCAGCACCAATTGCCGCAAGATCAGAAAACCCGAATGTCTTACCGTTTGTATCACCACCATTTTCTGGTTCACGCAAGAAGATGTTCAGAATGTTTCTGTTATTCACTGCCGCAGTAAACGTGGTATTGGTCGCATCATTCGCAAGCAAACCATTAGTCAACGTTATTGTATCATTCGTCGTAGAAACAGTCGTAATGGTGTCAATGGTGTATGTTCCACCGACAGCAGCAGTTAAGTCACCAGCAGTATCAGATGTTACAACTGTAATCTGACCACCTTCTTTGAAACCTAGTGTTTTGAAGTTAACAACACCAGCACCGCTTGAGGTAATAGTGTTAGCACTACCATTTCCTGCAATAGCAATGTCGCCCAATGAAGTTTTGTAACTGTAAGTAGTAACAACTTCGTTAACGGGACCAAAGAATGAGAAGTCTGTTGGGGCAGTGGTGTCAGTAATATCGTCACCCTGCTGGAAGTATGCTTTGTCATTCGTAGCGTCTTCAAACGTACCCAAAGATACGATAGAAGCAAATTCGTCGTTAAGAGTTCCGTTTACTGCAACTTCTCGGAAACCACCAGTACGGATTAACTGAGTTGCCTCATACGTGGTGCCTTTACCAACTGCTCCACGGTGGAATGTCCACCCAGAACTTAATTCGAACTGTTCTGGTGTAATAGCAGTGAAAGGGAATGGGTGCACGATAAGAGTGTTGTCGTTTTTCCATTCTTCTTTTGCAAATGAGTATAAGAACTGGAGAATAACACCAGTATCCGTAGCATTGACACCGCCTGTTAAACTACCTTGACCTGGGATTAACCAGATCTCACGTTTAATAGTGTCAAAGAATACTGATTTTTCTTCTGTTACGGTTCCATCGTCATGAAGCGCACTAGCGCCAGTGTTATCTACCGCAGAGTTTTGAGGATCAGCAGCAGAACCGCCTACTTTAGAAGCAGTGACAGATCCCGTAGTAGGCGACCCGCCGTCTTCTAAATAGAGTCCATTGTTTTCGGGGTTAATTGCCCCACGAATTTCGAAATAATCTCCCGCAGTAATGGTCGGAAGAGAAGTACCTGCTGATGTAATCGTGACTTGCGCTCCGGTTTGACCGGAGAATCGCATATCTGCAACGGCAGTTTCTAAACCCTGACTTAACTGATCGGGATCGTTAATGATCGCCATATCATTTTCCTTTTTTTAGTCTTTAAAAATCGCTGTATACATAAAGCAAGTTAGTAACGCTATTATTTATAAGAATTAATCCGCGTTGTAAGTATATGTTGCACGATCATTCCAAGTTTTATCAAAATCTGCTGTGCCGTTTGCCCATAAGATTTCTAAATCACAGTCATCGGTTGCTTCAAACACCCTCTTGATACGCCAGAGCGCCTGACTCTTAGTAGTGCCGGGAACTGCTTCACCTACATAGGTGTAGTTGTCTGCTGGCACTTCATCTACTAGTTTATCGTATTGCACTTCCAATGCTGCTCCTACTGTAATTTCAAGTCTATCAATAATCGATTGAAAAGACTCAACCACAAATTTCTTTTTTGTTGGGTTATAGATTAGAATACTATCACCAACGATACTAGACAAACGTGTTTTGTCAACATCTGCATTGTCTAGTATCTTATATGAACCACCACCACCCAATGTACTGAGTGAACGGTTGATCTGTTGAATCTGTTTTTCTAAGTTTGAGTTGACTGTATCTCTATTCTCAACCAACTGTTCGTTGAATTGTTTTAGTGCTTCTTCAAACTTTTCTTTGTAGTCTGGTCCTGCTTCGCCTTGGATTCCTTGAGGTCCAGTTTCTCCTCGTTCGCCCTTTTCTCCACGAAGTCCAGTATCTCCTTTGTCTCCTTTGAGACCCTGTATTCCTTGGACGCCTTGTAACCCCACGTCTCCCTTTGGAC